TAGCACCAGGATTAGCCGTAGGAACTGTCAATACTGTTGTTAGACCTGTGGTTGTCATATCAACCATTGCACTTTTAAATGTATTAGCCAAGGAAAAAACCCTCCGACTCTGCTTCTTCTTTTAAATCTTGTTGATAGTTTGTATTTAATAAAAGTATTATTTGATCAAGTAACCTAATCATTTGGTCAAACTGACCAGCATCATATTCTGGTGTAGCGTTAGGTAATCTAGTGATTGTAATTTTAGCCATTATCTTCTACCGTCTGGTCTTATTTCTAATTTTTGCGAACCTAATCTCCATGGTGTATCATCTACTGTATTGGTTGTATATCTAATTTTTACTGCTCTACCTCTGCCTCTAACACTTACTTTTTCCGTAGTACTGGTTATGCTTGCGTTTGATGTAACGTTAGCAGAAGACTGAGGATATTGCTCTAATGTGAGTCTAGCAGTCATGGTGTTTGCAAGGTTGCTAAAATCAGGAACTAATTTATTGATAGACATTAACTGATCACCATCAGCTATCTCTACAGAACCTGTTTCTAAAAAGGCTGTAATCGCTGTGCCGTCCGCCTGATTATTACCAGATTCATGTTCATAAATAAAAGAAGCACCTGCAGTCAATCCTAGTATGGTAGATACGTTAGCTGTAGCACTAGCATTATATTCAGTAGCTATTGGTTTTTCATATACATAAGCGCCAAGCCAAGTAGTTCGGCCTAAACTTAAAGTATACCAAGTGCCTTCTAAATAATTGTATGCCACTGCTCTATCTATTTGAGATGCGTTAGCTGAGGGATAATACCAAATTATTTCATTGTACGCTGTATTTAGTCCTACAGCTATATCGTTTTTGTTTGTGTAACTAATATCATCAAAGACAAAATCTTGAACTGAACAAGGCATTTTTTTAACGACACCGTCATAAAGATAAAATGCGTCGTCAGACATCCAATAAGCTATGCCGTTAACCTCTATGGCTGCGTGTTGAGCTATGAGTCCAGCGTTTGCACCAAGTTGTCTTAAACCAAAAGTAAAAGGTGTTCCAACAAACTGTATACCATGTAGTGAAGTGTCAGTCCAAACTAGTATTTGTCCTGCTGATTTAACAGCACCTACAATTCTTGAGCCATCAGATATACGTAACGATCCTGCTTCATTCGTTGCTACAGGTGTAAAATCAGTGGCATCTTCTCTATCTGAGAATCTAAAAAATAAGTCATCTTGAGTGTCTACGCTACCTATTGTAGTTTCTGTGCCAAATATTAACAAATGTCTAGTGTCGGTGGAAACAAGGCTAAATCTTGATGCAGTTGGAGCATTAGACAAAGCTGTAGCTCTTGTGCCTGTTCCCGCAGAAGTATCCCAAATAAATGTGCCACCATCTAAAACAGTAGCAATTAAATCTTCACCAAAATTATCTAGTGACCAGTTTCTTCCTACTATGACAACATCAGATGAAGAGCTAGCCGTGCCCCACGTGCCACTACTCCAAGTGTCTGTGCCCCAACCAAGTCCGTACGTAGACGTTGCTGGTCCTACGTTAATTTGATATTTTGCGTTGCCTGAGCCACCACCTCCAGACGTTGATCCAGATGCTGTGCTAGTGTGTGTAACTGTATAATTATTTGCATCAGTTATAGATGTAATTTCAAATTCCTGATTCATGTCCAAGCCATCTATTGATGAAAAAGAATCAAAAGTAACAAAGTCTCCTAATTTTGCGTTATGAGTGCTGTCTGCTACAGACACGGTAGTAGTTCCGTTTGTTGTAAATGGATTAGTTAACGCTTGAGTTTCACGAATAGGAGTTATGTCATACACAGCTCCTTCGTTGTAAATGTATAATTTTCTGTCTGTCCCTAATGCTAAATATCTTAAACCATCTAAACCCACCCATGAGTGAGTGTCTCTTACAACACCTACTACGGTTCTATTAGGATTAGGTAGATTTGTCCAACCACCCCATCTTTCTGGTTTTCCGTAGTGAAATCTGACAAAATCAGAATCTATGTATTTACGTTCATCTCCAGCAGAATACGCTGTGTCTTGTTTATCTACGCCAGGGCGAAACTTAAGGTCTACTAATTGCATGCTTTTATAATAAATTACTTATTGTTTTGAGGCAAGAATTGAGTTCCAACATTACCTCTAAACGCATAATTTCCGTAATGTGTCATACCAGATAGAATATCGGCGTATATTTTACCACCCATATTTTGCCATAAACGACAAAAAGCGTAATCTTCTGATAAATATCGTCGTGTTTTTGGCTCAATCATAGTGTCAAAAAAAGCGTAATTCCAATCGGATGTCTTATGATAATCAAACTCTTTATCATGAGATTGATTAATGTGTTGATCTGGCTT